AAAGTCATCCCCAATCTTTATGCGAATCATCTCCCCTTCATAGGCGGAATCCTCGAAGATGGTCGTCTGGTCAATATTCGTAGACGATATGGTAGACTGCGGCAACCGCCAGTAGGGAGCCTCGGCATAGAGGTTGCGCACCGCATCGTCTATAACTCCGTCAATGAGCTCATAGAGCGGGTTGTTGTCACTCCCATCTACGGGAATGACATAGCCGTTGTCTGGAGTGATTTCATCCATGCGTAGGGCCACCGCCCTTATGAGTGCATCGCGTGTCATTACTTCTCTGCTTTGCTGATTTTATAATCGTAGCCCTTCTCGGCTGCGAATTTCTTTGTCTGGGTGTAGTTCCATCCCTCGTCAATCTTGAGACCTGCTGCCTTCATGGCATCCTTCATCTCAACGAGGTTGCGGAAACTGCGGGAGTCGATGAACTCCTTGGGAAGAACCTTCTCCTCTTCCTTGGCCTTGGGGGCTTCTTCCTTCACGGGAGCCTTTGCTTCTTCTTCCACGACGGATTCGATGTAGTAGTCGCGGCCAAAGCCGGCTGCGCTCTCAAGTCCCTTCTGCACTATGGGGTCGGAGGTGGAGAAGCGCGAGGTGGAGTCCACCTGTACGCCACTGCGGAACTCTATGTCAATCTTGTTGCCCTCGGCATCACGGACATAGGTGTAGAGCTTCTTGAGATAGAAAGTCCTATAGGTTTTCTTTGCCATAATCTATTCTTCTTTAATTAAGAAAGGGCGGCGGCACGAAACCACCGCCCTTCGCTCTTGGTAGAAACAATCCCCAGATTAAGCACCGGGAACGATCTTCATGTGGCAAGGCAGGTTCTCCAGGAAGAGACTGTAGGTCTCGTGGATACGGACTGCGTTGTCAACACGACGCTGACCGGTCTTGTTGAGGTCGAGTGTGGTGGTCTGGAGAGGCTCCATGACATACTTCTTGACGAAGTTCGGGTCAATGACCATACCGCACTTGCTGAAATAACCTTCGAACAGGCTGCCCATGGGCTTGACAAGGAGTTCTCCGAACGGAGTCTCAATCTTGTACACGCGGAGGCCGAGAACCAGTTCGGTGGACTTGGCTTCGAGCTGCTTGCTGTAGGACTTGGCGTTGGCGATCTGTGCAAGGAGGTCGTTACCTGCGAACAGGAGCCTGCGGTCTGCACCGTTGTTGCCTTCGAAGATAGCCTTGCCGATGGCGTTCCAATCCTGGTCGGTCATGGCTGCGCTGTAGTCCACGCTCTGCTGCTGGTTCATCTGCCACCAGAGACCGGTTGCGAGGTGAACGAGCTCGCCCTTTGCGTTCTTGGAAAGACCGCCAACTCCGAAGAGGTTGGAGAGTTCCATACCGCGCTTGAAGTCCCACAGGGTCTGCTCCTTGTAGACGGAGAAGTCCATTGCGACCTTCTTCTTGAGGAGGCTGTGGATGACGGACTCTTCGACCTGGGTCATGTGGGTCTGGTTGTAGTAGTGGCGCTCGCTCGGCTGGATGGCAAAGCCCTCTACGGAAGCCTCAAGCTCGGACACAGCCGGGGAAAGGCGGCAGAGGATATAATCTTCACCGATGTTGGGAAGAGTTGCACTGAGAGTGCCTACGCGCTGGACGGAGAGCTTGTTGTTAGCTGCGTCGATGCTCTTGACAAGGCACTGCACGGGATTGCTGCTGCCATCAACCATCGGGCCCTTGTCTTCGCTGGATGAATATTCGTGGATGATGAAGGTGTCACCGGGCTTCCACATGTCCACATTGTCAACGACAAGGACATTCGCGGTGGAGGTACCAGCCACATAAGCGGAGGCAACGGTGTCGCGGGTTTCGCGAGTACCGATTTCCCAACCACCTGCTTCCCAGCTCTCGCTCTTGACATTGTTGGCGATGCTACGGGTGAAGGTGTCGATAGGGGTGTCCTGCGGACGAACCTTTACGATCTGCTTGTCGAGATCGTCATCCAGATAGCCGGGTTCAACAACAGTGGTGCTGGGAGCAACTGCGGACACAACGGTAGTACCGTCAACGGCGGCATATTCGTTGGGGCCGGAGGTGGTGGTCTCGGTCACTTCTGCGGAACCGGGGCCGACGATAGCGGCAAATCCAAGTATGGCACCTGCCTTGCCGACGGAGAGGAAGTTGATGACGGCATCAACAAAGGAGCCGTCTACGCTCACACCAAGAAGGTTGAGCACGGATGCCACGGCTACCACACCGAACAGCACCGACATGATTGAAGTAAGAATCTTTTTCATAGTTTATGGAAAGTTTGATTTCTAAAATTTCCTCTGGGGGATGTCATCGAAGATGGTTGCCTTCCTGCGTGGCTTCTCCGGCACGGGGGCGCTGCCACCGGCGGGAGTGGGAACTCCGTCACCTGCCACGGCTTCGGCCTTCTTCACGCGCTTGGCTTCGATGGCGGCGTTCTTGCCGTCAATCTCCGCTGCCTCGGCTGCTGCCGCTACATCCTTGTCATAGTTCATGGCCTTGTAGAGCTTCTCCAGGGTCTCGGCGGAGAGACGGAGAACGGAAAGGTCATTGTAGAGAGTGTTGATGAATGAGATGAAAGCGTCCTTTGCTGCGGAGTCCAGACCGTTCTTCTCGGCGAATGCGTCGATGTTGTCGTAGGCTTCCTTTTCGTTGGCACGCTTCTCATCCAGACGAGCGCGGTGCTCCTTGCCAATCCTCTTCCTTTCATCTGCGGATTTCTGATAGTATTCGTAGTCCTCGTCACCCTCCTTGGCAACTAAATCCTCGGGGTCGAAGAACTTTGCCACGGCGGCACGGAAAGGAGTGCCGTTCACTATCATCTCGGAGATAACGGCGGCTGCGTCCTTGTCGGAGTCGAGGATGTCCTCAATGACCTTGTTGTTGTCCTCGAAGAACTTGATTTTCTCCTCGTCCTCGGCGAAGCCCCGTTCTGCCAGATCGTCCCATTCCTGGTCGGTCTGCGGGTTTGCGTCGGCATACCTGCCACGCAGTCTTTCCCTGTACTTCGGCTCTGCCGGAGCGGGAGTGCTTATTGCTTCATTCTCAGGCATAAGATTTCGTAATCATTTGTCTGCCCGAAAATATATTATCACGCGCGAAAAGTTTTCACAAAATGTGAAAAGTTGTAATTTTTGACTATATTTGTCAAAAAAGCTGGGGTAATGGGTAATCGCTACAAAGGACAGGACAGGAACGCGGAGATAATCACTTTCTACTATCACATCTTCGGGCACAGACTGCGCTCTGGAATCGCCCAGGCGGAAGCTCGCAACGAGGCTTGCGACGCAGTGTCGCTCCGGTACGGCATAACGAAGGGCCGGCTACTTAACATCATCTCATCACATAAGGGATTCGACAACGCCAACAGGACTGCCTTTCGCAACAACGCGGAGGCGCTCATCGGCGAGCTGCTTGTCGCAAACAAAAGCATGGAAGAGGAAATCCAGCGCAACGAACAACTCATATCCCTTCTAAAAGAATGTGCGTATGATAACAGATAGGACTGACATCAAGGGTATAATCCAACTGAACAAGGAACGGAAGAACAAATACTTTCGCACCTACGACCCCATTCGCGGAGACCAGTTCGGAGAGGTGGTGCCACGGACGCAGTTCGAGATAGCCGGGGAGAACTACTGGGTGCCGCAGGAGATGATGCGCGATCCGTTCGTCAAGGCATACATAAAATTCAAGGGAGCATCCGGGCTCTTGCAGGCTACGGGACAGTACGATACCGAGGAGAACCGCAATGCCATAACGGAGAATCTCTTCAACCTTCGCCTCAAGTATGACTTCGAGTTCTGCGCTGCGGCAACGCTCAAGATTCAGGATAAGGAAACGAAGCAGATGATAACCTTCATCCTCAATGAAGGCCAGCGCATCCTCATCAGTGAATACGAACGGCAGCGCCTCGAAGGAGTCCCCATCCGGGTGCTTCTTGTCAAGGCCCGTCAGTGGGGCGGCTCCACCGCGACGCAGTGCTATATGTACTGGCTCCAGAGGTATTGGTTCGAGAACTGGCACTCCTGTATCGTAGCCCTTGACCAGACGCAGGCGGTGAATATCCGCACGATGTATAAGAACCTTATCTCCAAACTCCCGCGCTGGAGCAATCCCATCTCCTTCAAACGCTTCGAAGGAACGGAACTCATCCGTATCATCCCGGAGAGAGGATGCCGCGTGCAGATCGGCTCGGCGCAGAAGCCCGATGCTCTCCGTTCGTTCGACTTCTCCCTTGTGCACATGTCCGAGGTTGGTCTATGGAAGGACACGCAGGAAGCCAAGGGTGACGATGTGGCTATGGCGCTCTACTCCACAGTCCCCGATGTGCCGGGAACAATGATTGTAATGGAGTCCACCGCAAAGGGCGTGGGCAACTATTTCCATCGTCAGTACCTCGCGGCACTTGATAACAAGAAGTCCGGCACTACGGGCATCCGTCCCGTATTCGTCGCGTGGTATGTGGATGCGCGTTACACCCGCAATTACAAGACAAGGTATCATAGCGTAAAGGAGTTCACCGCGTCCTGGACGGAATACAACTGGTGGCAGTGGGAGCAGGGGGCAACCCTTGACG